CGGTATGCCCGCCAGGTCGGCGGTTTTCAGTACGTCGCTTAAACCCAGGTTTGCAAGAAAAGCCGATTTGTCAGCGATGTCGGCGCCGTTCTGCTCTTTTTGCAGGGCGACGTTTTTGACAAACGCAGTGGTGGCCAACTGTGTGGAGTTTGCGCTTTTCTGCGCCGTTGGCGCGGTGGGCGCGCCGGTCAGCGTCGGACTATTGAGCGGAGCGTACTGCGGGTGAGGGTTGGCGGCGGCAATATGGGCGCCGAGTTGGGTGTCGGCGTAAGCCTTGGCCTTAATGGCGCTATCATCGACGTATTGACGAGTAGCCAGCACCACCGCCGGGTCAATCTTCAGGGTAATGGCTTCGGTCGTGCTGACAATCAGGATCATGCGCACGGTTTGCACCCGGCCTGATCCTTCCTGTAACTGTGGTTTATAGGTTTCGGCGCAGTTTGCGACCGCGATCAGATCGCCGTCGCTGTCGTACAAGCCGATTTCCCGGATCCACCAGCCGCCTTCATTCTCAGGAATAACCTGCTCGGCAATGATCTGGTTGGTGTTTTGCGCGTCGATGCTTAGCGCGTTGAGAGCGGCGCGGCGTTTCTCATTGACCAGTTTGGTTTGAGCGGGCGTCGGCGTCGGCAGGCTGCCGCCGCCATCGCCCACCGCCATTTGCGTGATAGCCAGGTGGCTACCCAGCGCGGTGGCGTTAGCCAGCTTCGCCGCGCCGGTGTTCGTCAGTAAAGCAAAGTATTTTGTACTCATGCAGATTACTCATAACGGTTAACAGAATAGGATGCCGCAGGGCGACATCGGAGAAGCCGGGCTGGCCGACAGGTGATGACCACCGGTATGCCCGGCTGTGGGTAGGCGGTGTCCCGGCTTGCATTGCGGGCGCAGACCCCAAAGGCGTTATCGGGTTATTGAACGATGAGCTGGGGTACGTGCGCCCGCTTTGGTCGTGAAGTGCTTTACCCGGGGACACTGCCTGGGTAGAGGTAGTATGCGCAGTCAGCGCCGCCAGCGCATCCAGCGGGCGTTGTTCGCAGAGGGAGACAACATGTGAAGACCACATTCGGCGGCGATGCAGCTATAAAAAAAGCCAGCTCAGGCTGGCTTGGAACGAGTGGGGAAATCAACCGCCGACACGTATGTCATCAATCAGGTGGATAGCCGCGCCATTGATCTCGTCGCCAGAAACGCTGATGGTTTCCGGGAAGTAAGGGTAGATGGTGAGTTCGTCGCCGCTATAGGAACTGGCGCCCATTGACAGCGGACCCGAACTGTCCAGATTGATGTTTAACCCCAGCATCTGGCGGCTCACCGGTTTGGCGTCGGCAATCAGGCGCTCCAGTTCCTGAAAGGACTCTTCCGTGATCCCTGACTCCTGGACACCGATATCCAGCCGGAAGGTGCCGGGGGCGTCGCCGGTTTGCCACCATTCCTTGATGCGAATCAGATATCCCAGCGGTTCAACGACCCGGCGCAGCGCGCCGATCGTGCCCTTGTGGCGGTGGATAAAAAACGCATCTTTGATGACTTTGCGTTTGACGGCTTCCGACCAGCTTTCATCCCAACGATCGACCGATAGCGTCCAGGCCAGATAGGGCAGCAGTTCGACCGGACAGGTATCCGGATTCCAGATCTGGCGCAGCGGAATCGGCACCTGCTCCAGCCCGGCGCCGGTGAGGGCAACGGCATGTTCCAGCGGCGATGAACCGGGTGGCAGTAGGGGGCTTTTATTCATCCGTTCCCCCCAGCGTTAGGGTATAGCCGGTACAGTGCGACGCCTGAGTATCGTCCAGCACGATATCCGCCGCTGGGCTGGTCAATTCCACCCGCTGTACCCCTTCCACATGCAATGCGGCGTAGATGGCGGAGCGGCGGATATCGCGGCCCAGCCGGTGCTGGCTGCTGACGTAACTCTGCAGTTTCTTCTCGGCGGCGGCGCGAATCGGCTCGACTTCCGGGCCGGGATACAGGTAAAGCGTGGCATTGATATCGTAAGGAACGATCACCGCCGATTTGACGGTAACCCGGTCAGCCACCGGCCGGACGTCTTCGGCGTTCAGCGCCGCATTGACGGTGGCGAGCAGCGTATCGCTGGCGGTGCCGTCGTTTTCCCGCGACAGAACCGACACCAGCACCTGAGCGGGGCCGGGGCTGATGACCGAAATATCCGCCACCTGGCCGCTGGCGCTGCGCCCGTGGAACTGGTAGGCGCCGATGGAACCTGCCACGCTCAGGCCCTCATAAGCCTGCTGAATGCGCAGACGAAAATCGGTATCGGACTCCATCACGGCGGCGGTCGGGGGAACGGTGGAGGTGTCGGCCGGGGTGATTAGCAGTCGGGAGACGTTGACGTTGGCGCCCAACTGGTCCAGATCGTTGCCCTGAGCAAACGCCAGCATCCCGGCCTGAGCGGCCTCATTGATGCGCTGGCGCAGCAGTAGCTCGCGGTAGGCGTTTTCCTGCAGCAGTTTCACCATCGGCTCCGATTCCAGCGTCAGGGCGCGCGCGATGGCTTCACGCTCGTCGGTGCTGTAGAGCGACAGCAGGGTTTCTTTGCGTGTGGCGTACAGGGTTTCATAATCCAGCGTTTCGACCACGCTGGGGGCGGGTAACTGACTTAAATCGATAAGAGGCATGATCTCAGCTCACGGGAATGGTTAACGAAAGGGATGTGCCGTTGCCGGCCAGGGTGCCGGAAATATCCACAATCAACTGGCCGTCGTAGTGGCTTTCCATTGAGATGGAGGTCAGCGTCAGCCGCGGCTCCCACTTCAGCAACGCGACATAGCAGGCCGCCTGCACCTGTAGTTTCAGCGCGGGCGTTTGCGGTTGGTCGATCAGGGTGGAAAGCAGCGAACCGTAATCGCGCCGCATGACCCGGCTGCCTTGCGGAGTGGTCAGAATATCGCGCACGCTCTGGCGCAGATGTTCCAGATCGCTGAGGCTGCCGCCGGTGCTGCGATTCATGCCGGTGTATGACGTGCTGGTCATAAAGGTCCTCCTGTTGTGCCGCCGCCATTCTGTACGCCGCTGTGCTGATGGGTATGCACCACCACGCCATTGGAGGAGAAACTTCCCCCCGAGTGGGTGACGCTGCCGGTGATGCTGCCGCCTTGCTGAACGTCGATGGTCTGGGTGATTAATTTGTGTGTACAGACGACTTCCGGGGTGTCCAGCGTGATGCGCTGGCTGGCGTTGACGGTGACGTTTTTCGTGGTGACGGTCACCGATTCCGATGCGACGACCGTCGCGCTCTTGATGCCGGTGACGGTCAGCGCGCCGTTGGCTGGTTCGTATTCCATCACCGCGCCATCAGGGAAACGGATGTGGCAGGCATCCGCAGAGGCCGATGGGGCCGGATGGTGTTCGCTGTAAATACCCGGTAAAACAAATGCCGTATTGAGTTCGCCTCCTATTGCAAGCAATAACACCTGTTCACCCACCGACGGCGCCCACCATTCGCGGGAACTCCCCGCACGACGGGACAGCCAGTGGAGCCATCCGGTGACCATGCCACCGGTCTGCACGCGGCAGCGTGCCTGTTGGGTATCGACTTCGGTAATGACGCCGATACGAATCAGGTTACGCAGCGCGCGCTGGATTTCGGAGAGATATTCGTATGTATTCATGGTGGGAAGCATGCGTCTTCCCGCGGAATGAGACAATTTGCCGTGGTTGTGTGGCGGATGACCCCACCGATCTTTGCGCCACGACTTTTACGTTACGACTTTTGCCTCACGGTAAACCACCGTGGCGTGGCCAGACAGGCGTAAGGGATTCAGTGTCGCGCCGGGTCCGGTTTATTGACGAACATGTGCGTCAGATAAGGCGAGTCCTGTCGGAAGAACGGGGTGAATGGCACGCAGGTGTGGGTACTGCGACGGTTGTCGATAATGAGCAGATCGCCCCGCTTCAGATTGAGCCATTGCATGCTGTTTTTCAGCAGCGGGTCGAGCTTCAACAGCGCATGTCTGGCGGGCGAAGTCAGGGGATACGCCAGGTCAGGCGTACAGGTCAGAAATGGATCGTGGTCGGCGCTGAGGAGACTGAACGGCGTTTTTTCCTGGCTGACGGCGCCGGGGCGCAGCGCATACTGCGGCAGGCATAATTCGGTGCGGGTGTGCTGATCCACATGCGCAATGACATGACGAAGACTGGCGATGCCGACCAGTATTTTGAAGACGGACGTTTCACACAGGCAATACAGCAGCAGAAAGTCGGGCTGGGTAAACACCGGCGTTGGCGAGCCCGCGGCGGACTTCAGCAATCCGTAGGAAGAAAAAATGCTGGCGAGCTGCGGTGACGCACCGGGAACGGCAGTTTGGCTGCAATACGGGTCGCCTAAATGACAGCCGAACAGATTGAGCAACTTTCTGGATTTTTCACGATTGCCGTTGCAATAGGGGGGCGTGTTTTCAGGAAGGGAAGGACGGATATCTTCCATGATTTTCGGGTAATAAAGGAATCCTTCATTGTTACCGAAATGTTTAAAGTGGAATAATTCCTTTCGTATATTACGTGGCAAACTTCGGCTTTTATCCAATTGTGTTTCCCTTCAGTTATTCAATCCAAAAGAGAGCAGGCGAGGTAATAACATCAGCCGGTTTTCGCTGACGAAACATGGAAGGTAATAGGGTATTACTGATTAATCCCGGGCGATAACAGTAGAAAACGATTTCTGAAATAATTTGCGATGAAGAAAATGAGGGGAAGCGTGTCAGATAGATTGTGGTGATAATCTTTTATTATGAAAATTACGAGCTGGAAATAAATATACCCGTCATACTTCACGTTGCAGGTGCGTTGGCTTTATTACTCGGCCCATCCCTGGGCCTCGCCCCTGCGGGCCGCGGTAAACCGCGTTCAACGCTGCTCCCGGCAGCGTTGTCGCTCATCCCAGTCACTTACTTACTTATGTAAGCTCCTGGGGATTCACTCGGTTGCCGCGTTACAAGGCTCTTATGAGCCTTGCCCTAAAGGGCCAACGCGTTGCGTTGTTCAACACGCCAGCGTGTTGTCCTGCAACTCGAATTATTTAGGGTATAGGATAAGTATTTTAAATCATAAAATAATCATGATTTATCGTTTCCTGTGAAGAAAACAGGCCGTATTCGCAACGGCCCTCACGGAAGAAATGATATCTGAAGGGATCAGTTCCCTTTCCACTGGCTGACCAGCTCGCCGGCGATATACAGCGCAGTGGGTCGACTCACCGGCTCGGGCGGTGTTGGTTCCGGTTCATAATGCACCTGCAGGCTTTGATTCTGTTCATTGACACGGTTACGCTCCGTCAGATTGAGCCGAACGGATAGTGTGCTGGTGTTGTCCGCATTGTTGTCGATCGTAAAACTGATGCCTTTATTGCGAATGCCTTCGCGCGTTAACAAATCCGGCTGGTTCTGGCGCACCCAGAGCAGCAGGGTGACAAAAAGGGTGTCGGGATTGTCAGAGAAATTATTCAGCGTCAGCAGCAACTGATAGCGGTATTCAAACGACAGGGACGGCTCCTGCAACGCGGCGATTTCCCCCTCCTGGATCCGAAACTGTAACGCATTACCCAGCGCGGGCAATGCGGTGGTCAGTGCAAGTCTGAGGCTTTGTGGTTTTTGCATGATAAGGTTCCTGGTGTGGCGGCGATCTCCATGTGTTATTTGCCGAAGGCGAGCATGGAGCCGGATAGTCCGGAATTATTCCCAGATATTGACGCTTTCCTGCGAGCCGGAAGCATTCATGTCGGGCAGCGTGACGGCGGTGCCGTGCGGCAGAATCGGACCAAGATCCGCAAGCCCCGGATTGGATTGCATAACCGTCTCCACCACATCTTGCGTGCGGCCGTAATAGCGGTAGCAGAGCGCATCCAGGGTGTCGTCCTGATGGGCGTAAACTTTCATGTGATACCTTTAAGTTCGGATAAAATAAGGTCGAATAAAACAGGTTATTTCTGGTCCTTTATCCTCCAGAGGATCGGTACTGGTCGCAATGCCGGAAAGGTGTCGGACGGATGGCACAACAACAGGCGGGAAATACGGGAAATAATGTTGGGGGTTTATTGATTGTGTCTGCTGCTTATTGTCACTCTACCTATTTTGACCCCTGCCAATCTTTGCTGGCAGGGGGTATTGCGCATTAAAGGTACTGGAAAAGCCGGGGTAATGTCGCTAACAAATTTTTTTACATGGGATTACCCTAATTCCGTACTACGGTGTTAAAGAAAAAACGTCACCAACGAACAGGTTCGCACTGAGTCGAAATTAAAATTAATGCCAAAATGTATATACCAGCTTTGGCCGGTCAGACCGTTTTATGGAATGGTCTGGATACGAAAAAATTTTTGCTGCGTATTAGTCTGGCGTGTTAGCCACAGAGAAAATCCATTAATTTGCACGTGCCTCTGGCGATCGGCCAGGGAATTTCACGTCGGTCATTATTATCCATCGAAATCCCTTACAACATTTGTTGTTCGAACCATGCTTTAAGCTGCTGTCCATCACTGCTGTTCTTCAGAAACTGTTGATAATCACTCTCCGGGAGCTCGCCGTGAGATAAGTCGGCGATCAACGACATGGCGATTTTCATTTCTTCAGGATCGCATTGTGATATCAATGACATATCGGCAATTAATCGAATCCTTGACAAGGTCAGCTCTCTGTTTTCAGTCTGTTCCACGGTACCTCTTCCATTGTGAGACTGTATTTATATACAGTACTTTATTCAGTAGTATTCGTCAACTCATAAGTGCAGGCGCTGTGCGCTCATGATGCACTTTTCATCAACGGCGGATATCGCGTTATTCCTAAATTCATCAATCAGTTGGCCGTCAATTTTCACGCTGGCGCCGCGTACCAGCGCCTCCCGCTCCCAGCGTGAGATTTCGATACCCTGCCGGCTAAGACGGGGGCGCAACGACGCCAGCCGATCGCGCTGAAAATAGGTTAGCCGCGCTGAAGGAACGCGGGGAATATCGCGAAATGGGTAAGGGAGCGCGCCGGGTGAAAACGCGCCCCCACAGTTATTGACAGAACTCCAAGGCAGAGCCGGCCGGCGGCGATCGGCGATATCGACAGCGGCGTGGTTTTTGGCCACGATCTGCCATTCATCCGGGCGGGTGGTGAATACACGTTCACGGCCGCGCTGGGCGGAAAAAATACCGACGGTACGCACGATCGTTTCATCGTAGGCGTTCAGCCGTTCGCTGGCGGCTCTGGCGACACGAACCGATTGATGTTGCCGGGCGACATTCGCGCCGCCCTGCGCCTCGATATAGGCGGCGAAGTCGCCGCGATCCGCCGCGTTCCTCACCGTTTCTGCCTGTTCGCCCAGCGCATCCTGTAATGACCGGCTGCGAATGCGCCGGCATTCGCGGTAGGCGCCAATCGTGGGCAGCCCGATGAAATGGAATTGAGGAATGCGCCAGAGCGAGGCCCAGGCCGAGGCCGAGGCGGCCATGTCTTTCAGCGGCTTGCCGGTTTCGTGGTCGGATTCGCCGTCCAGCGCATAGCCATCGATATTTTTGGCGATGTACTTGGCGACGTACGCCGCCGCGCCGCCCTTGTTGATATGCTTGCAGTCAAACCGGCGGCGGTGCGCCACGGCGCGGTCGCTTTCATTTGACTGGGCGTAACGGCGCAGGATATCGACGATCGCCTGACGCTGCGCGCGCTCGCAATACAGCATCATGTGCCAGTGCGGCGTGCCGTCGTGATGGGGTTCAACGACCCGCAATCCGTAGATTTGCAGTTTACGGTCTTTGAGTGCAGTGCGGATTTTTCCCCATAGCCGGACCAGATAATGCTGGGTCATTTTGGGTGAAGGACAGTCCGGCATCCACCCTGTGTTGACCAATACCCGGTCGTGACCGCGAGTACGGGTGGGATGGTAGTGGCCGGGAGCGGTGAGCGTCACCAGCATGCCGATGTGATGGTGTGCGGTAGCGTAACGCTCAATACCCGCCAGCATGGTCATCAGTTCCATACGGCGAATATCCGGATTGGCGATACTGCCCATGACTTTATCGATCAAATCGACCCGCTCGCCGTTGCGGGTATTTTCCAGCTCGCGACTTTTCAGAAAATCCAGCGTCGCCAGACGGCGGTAGCGGATATCCTGCAGCGCCTGACGGCTGAGAAAGGGGGATGCGGCCCGGCTCACCTCGCCGCTGGCAATCCATAATGCTTCACGCCAGCGGGTTCGCTGAATTTTCAACTGACGCTCCCACCAACGGGGGGTGACCAGCCGCATAATGCCGGCGCATGTCTGTTCCAGCGTGAGCGTCCCGTTTTGATGACGCTGCCAGTGGGCGGGCGCCACGTTTAGGGCTTGCGCCAGCGTCGCTAACTGACCATAGATGCGCGCTTGCGTTTCATCGCTGAATAAATTCGCCTGACTATCGCCGGGGCATTCCTGCAGGTAGCGTTCGCAGTTAGCATGGTAGGCATCGTTCATGTGGGCGGCGATGCGGCTGGCAAACGCCCGCAGAACCTTGTCCGGCATATCCGGCAACTGATGATACTGCTCCGCTTCGCTGATGAAGCGTGAAGAGCAGGCGGTATTCATCCGATAGCGGGCGTTGACGGCGTCGATTCGGGGCCAGAGCCGACGCTGAACCACCGATAACAGGTAGTTGAACGCGGCACCCAGTCCCTGATGCTGCTTCAAATAATCGAAACGGCGGCGGAAATGGCCGGCCAGAAAACGCGGCAGCAACGCCAACCGATACAGTACCGCCTGTCCCTGCTGCAGGGTATCCGCGGACAATGCGCTGGATTCGGGCAGAATAGCGGAACGGGGCGCATTCCACGGGTATGCCCAGCGGTTGCCCCGGTTGTCGGCGTTTTTTTTAGCTTCGTCAGACGTCATAACCAGCCAGCGTTTACCTGCTCGATGAGTGTTTGCCGGATTGTCGGCGGGAATAAATAGCCGCAGATCGACCCTGGCTTGTTTGTCAGTGACCGCGCGTTTCTGTCAGTGACCGCACGTTTAGGACGGTGAGCGGTAGTGACGTTGCTTCTGTTCGCGAATTTCCTGACACGCTACGCAGCACGTCACGCCGGGGATCGCCTGGCGGCGGGCCTCGGGAATCGGCGCATCGCAGTCCTCACAAACGTGGGCGGTGTGAGCGGCTGGGGCTTTGCGGGCATGGGCGATTTGCGCATCCAGCAGCATGGCCTGCTGCTCCTGGGAAATGTCCATACTGTCTGCCATTAGTGCGCCTCCCAAATCTGGTGACGGATGTTTTCGGCTTCCTGTTGCAGCAAGGCCACCAGTTCCTGAGCGGATAACTGCTCCTGCCGGGCGTGTTGCGCCAGCTGGTCCAGATGTTCGCTATAGCGATGAGCAAGGTCTGTACGCCAGACGTCATTCGGGATTTGCCGCCTTGCGACAGACTGAGTCTTGTGATTGGTTGGTGTGTTTTTCATACAATTTCCTGATGTTAAGCAGCAACAATGCGGACCTGCCTGAGCGGCGGCCTATGTGCTGGCGGTTGAGTTAACGAGGGTCGTTTTTTCTGGCGAGATCTGTCGTCAGCGAAACTGTCGTCAACGAGAATGGTGTTCGGGTCTGAAATAGTGTTCGGGTCTGATGCTGGTCAGAATGTCGGGTGCTCCGGTAAACATACTGTGCAGCTCGCCGAGGGCGCGGCTAAGCGCTGTCGACCACTGGCAATCCGACTCGTCAATGCGTCGCAAGGGTTGATCGAATTCCCGGGTCGTGAGTCCGGCATGGAAAAACAGCGTGCGGCGCTCGCTGAGGGTGAGGACCCGAACCGCGTGCAGCAACTGATCGTGCTCCTGTTTTTCCGGCAAGCCGAATGCGCTACGCAGTTCATTCAGCGCGCTGACAATTCTTTCTCGCGCCATTTCATCCATCTCTTCCAGTTGATAGACGCACCAGCGGTGATGCAGTGCGGCATGAAAACACAGCGTACGGCGATAGCGTTCGGAGAGACGCCGGTAAAAAACGCACGTCTGCGCCCAGCGCGAATCCGCGAAGTGTTTTCCGATCAGCGCCCGCAAATTGGGCGGCAGGGTCTGCAGATGGTCGGCGGTAAAGGCATAATGGGGCTTCATGATTACGCTCGGTTGCCATCGCTGCCGCCTGTTTTCGGCAGCAGGCGCAGAATATAATCGAAATTCGAATTTCCGAATTCGATGTTAAAATCATTGCCGCCATTCACAACGGTTGAACCGCCATAACGTACTGATAGCGCACAGGCAGCAATGAGGCTGGAAAATAGGGCTGCCGTCGTGGCGGTGATGAATGCTGTTTTTGCATTTGCAAAATCATGCTGAAGCGCGGTGCGGGTAAACCGGAACCGCTGCTTCCTTGTATGGCGCGTTGCGCGCCACGCCACGGATATCGGCGCTGCGGCGTAGGCTGCGTTACGCAAGCCGGTGAAAGAAAACGGTGCCCGAACAGGGATAGCATGGGGCTGTCGGCTGACGTCCGAAAAGCCGGTTTCTGTCACAGCGGATGGACTCGCTGTGGTAGGATTTTCCTCAGAAATGTGCGTTAGAATTGAAATCTCGTCCGACATAAAGCAATATCTCCCCCAGGCCAGGGTGTTCTATGGTGTTACATGTGCTGTGTAGACACTATAAAACACGTAACGTGTATATGTAAATACTCGTGAGGTGTTTTTGAATACAAATAGTAATGCCGTGTCTGCGGCCTTCGTGCTTGAACGCATCATGTCAAGTTACGGAGTAAAGACTCAGAAGGAACTGAGCGAGGTCACTGAGATACCTACCAATACAATCAGTAACTGGGTTCAGCGAGGGAATGTGCCGGGTAATATTATTTTGAAGTGTGCGCTTGATACCGGAGCCGATGCCGGATGGCTGGTCACCGGAGAGTTCGCAAATGCGAATGTTTTTACGCATAAATCGCCGCTGAAAGGCAAAGCGCTTTATGAGCAGATCCTGTCATCGGGCGGCAAGGCGGTACTGCGTCGCATGCTTGATGCCTATGGCTTCAGTACGCAAAAAGAGTTGGGCGATTTGCTGGGCATCGCGCCCGGTACGATCAGTACCTGGATTCGCCGTGATTTCTTTCCCGGGGATGTGGTGGTCACCTGCGCGCTGGATACCGGCGTGTCGCTGGCGTGGCTGGCAACCGGTAAAGGCTCGCCGCAGCAGGATGACGCGCCCGTCAGCCGTCAGGATGACAGCGGTATCTGCCTGATCCCGCGCAATCTGCTGAAAACCGGAAAACTGCAGGACGCGGGGGAGTGGAAGGCGGATCCGCAGTTTATTCCGGCAGGGTTGCATGCGCCTTTGCTGGTGGAGGGGAGTTCATCTTCCTGGCTGGTGGATACCGGAATTACCAGTATCAGCAATGGTCGCTGGTTGCTGGATATCGACGGCAAGAGCGATATCTACGATGTGGCGCTGTTGCCGGGGCGTAAAATGCAGGTTGAAGGCGGCGGCTCACAATTCCAGTGCGGGGTGGATGAAGTTACCCCGCGCGGTGTGGTGGTACTGACGCTAACCCCCAGCTTCTGA